GCATTCAACATTAATTGTTATCTTAATATTTTTTTCTTCCATAACGCCATCTCCTTCTCACTTCTGCTCTTTTTATACGGTGAACCTCATTTTCCAAAGCATTCATCTGTCTCTGGATATCATCAACATCAACCAATAAGTAAAAATCCGGCTGAACCAGACGAGTTGGCCCCACATTCAGGTTCATCTCTTTATGAAGTTCCTTGCATTTATTTTCGTTTCCATGAACTGCTTTATATACTTTCATGCTACTCCTTTCTACTGAATCCAAGCCTCTTGTGGAAGCGCATCAGTATATCTTTCAAATTCTTTCCACTCCGTACTATATTTGGCAGTTATACCTTGTTCTTTGCTCGCCGCTTCATACAATCGCTCAATTTCCTTAATAGTTTGCAAAAATCCAGTGTTCTGATCTCTCAGGATATCTATAGCCGCTTTCAAGGAATCGTATCGATTCCGCAACCCTATATACGACTGATAAACTTTAAAGCACTGTCTGGTCGCTGCTATCAATTCATCCTTTGTCATTGTTTTCAATTTCTTCTTTGCTTCGTCTTCAGCCCAAGCATCTGTACCGTCAATCCCGAAGTAATCTCCCTCATAAGAATCAAAGCCAAGTAATCCTCCGAAACGTTCTCCGGCACCTGCTGCCACGAAAAATATGTCGAAGCAGTTCGGAATCCACTCTTCATGTAAGTCTTCTTGCATTCTTTCGCACTCTGCGCACAGGTCAGCAAATGCCATTTTAAACTCATATGCTTCGTCTTCATCTCCATCCAAAGCGTTAATAAGAGAATCGTTTCCATCATCAGAATCTGTATACCAACGAATATTTTCACATTTCTCCATGATGTTCCATAAATCCTCTTGTATCTTGTCCAAGTTCAAATCCCGGACTATTGGCTTCTTATAGCGGAGCTGCTTCGCCTTCCACCGTTTTGTTTCTTCTGCATTCATAATTTCCCACACATTCTCAAGAATCCTATTCTTGTTTGATCATATTCTGTCAGCAAGTCGATATCTTTCTTCCAGCTCAACGGACGGTCTGTAATTTCTGCATAATACTCTTTCTTGATCAGGAGCCCATAGCTTGCCGAAGAATAGATATCCTGTCGATCGCATCCAATTCGCTTTGCTATGTCGGATGCGGTGATGGAGTATTCCATCACTGTCCCGTCCTTTCTGCACAAATTATATAAATTCGCCATCTTTTTCTTCTCTCAACTAAATTTCCATGAGTCTATGCCATGTAAATTATGGCTTTTCCTTGTCAATGTAATACTATCCTCGAAATGTTCTCTGCAACTTTTCTTTGCAGCTCTTCTCATCCCTTTCGAAGTCTGACGTTTTGCCCGTCTTTTAAAACCAGGGCCAACAAGATGGTTCTTATGATACATTCCCATGAATATCTCCTTTCAGCTGTGTGGCGTAGAAGTTCTCCATTGCCCATCTATTCCCGGTAGCAGCCACCTGTGCTCTGGTTCTTTCATATGGAGTAAGTGGTTTCCCGGAAATTCTTTTGGATCTGGTTTTCGGAAGGAATCCTTTCCGACGAAGCTCTTCCAGTTCTTCTGGTGTTGCATCTTTTACATCTTTCATATCCAAGATCTCAATCATAGTTTTTATTCCTCTCTTATCATTACTGGAAGCACGATAGCTTTCATGTCACTGTCTTCCGCTTCAACAACTGCCGGCATCTTAGGTCCTGAGAAATTCATGGCTATATTTTCACAAGTGAATGCTTTCAGTGTTTCAAGTACCAATTTAGAATCGAAACCAATTTTTAACGGTTCAGGAAGCGGATCCTGAAGCTTCACCTCTTCCTGATAATCCGTAAGTCTGTCGGCAATGCGAATATTTAACTGATCTTCGTTCATTTCGAAGACTGCAGGTTTCTTTTCTTCCGTACACATCTTTGCTCTGGTCATTGCCGCAACTAATTCCGGTCTGGAAACATAAGTTTTCATCTTTCCCGCCATGAAAAATCTATTGTAATCAAAATACTTACCCTCTATTAACCTCGTGTAAATGGTATATTCTTTTGATTTGAATACCGCTCTATTTTTTGTATATGTAACAGCAACATCATCAATAATTCCCATTGACACAAGCTTCTTTGCCACTGTTTTAGGCACTATCAGCTTCATATCTGCGGTACCGTCAGTCGGTATCGAATCAACTGCTACGACATGTCCGTCAAGTGCGACCAACTTAATCTTGTTTTCTCCACCTTCGAAGTACACACCCATCATCTGTGTTGCAGAACTGCTGTCTGCAGCTGCATAGATAACATGTCCAATTGCCTCCATCATCCTCTTGCCATTGATCACAACTTCTGGGGCATCCAGATCTTCTGTAATATCAAAACTGAATTCTTCCGGAGGATAGCTCTGGTATTTATTCTTTATAGCTTTTGTCTTGATCGTAACAATGTTTTTGCCGTCTGCATCAATAATCACTTCGCCATCCGGAAGATTTTTAATTACATCAAAGGCTTTCATAGGAATGATGAAACAACTGCCTTTAGAGGCCTCTAATTTGAGCTGCATGGTCATTTCTGTATTGGATGCGATTAAATACCCGTCCTTTACCAGAACGCCTCCTAATGCCGGAAACTGGTCGTTCTTCTGCACAATGCTTTTCAATTTATCAATAGTTCTGGAAATCTCATACTTCTGTACTTTCATCTTCGTTCCTTTCCCGGAGTGTTATCCCGTCCAGATATTTCACAACTCCGTTGTTATATTTAACTCTATAAGGCGCCAGTTCCTCACGATTCATATACTTATGTCCGTAGATTTTTTTCATGTCTCTGAATACGATCCATGGAACCCTGTAAAACTCCTCGAATTCGAGGGATATTACCAAGAAGCACATTGCCCCCATCTTCATGTAACGTTCAAAGCATTCCTCCTGCTCTTCTGTCACAACATTCCGACTGATCTGGCCTTTATCTGTATGTTTCGCATCAAACAGAACCATTGTAGAGTCCATCAGGGCGCCTTTAAAATCCGGTTGAGCCTGTTGTGTAAAACAACATATGAACTGGCCTCTGTCTCTGTTATACGGCTTAATCACTTTAAAAGCTTCAGGGGTTTTATCTATAACAGCTATCCCCCGGTCCTCATAGAACCGGGAAGCTGCCATAATCATTCTTTCAAAATATTCGCCGTTTGATCTGCTTTTAAGCCCTATGATTGAACGATTATAAGTATCCATGCTCACCTGCTACTTTCACCAGCTTATTGATCGTTACTGCTCCGATTCCCGGAATCTTATTCTGCTGAAGCAATACAATAAACTCCTTTGCTGTATTTTTAGCTAAAGCCTTGCCTTCGTTGAACCCTTCACTTCTGGCTTTCTCCACTCTGTCTTCCACATAATGAACCAGCTGTTCATCTGTCTTTTTTCTCATTTTTACTGCTTTCTCGTGGATTTTATTTTCATCCATTGTTCTTCTACAACTTTTCTTAGTCATTCTATCTCCTTTCTCACACGGCTTCTGGCTCTACGAACCCGATCTGTCTATCTTCTTTCCATTCTGTTCCGGAAAAATCAAGTGCCTGTCCGCACTTCTCACAAAAATCAGGATAGTAATCTGGTCCAGCATTCAACGCACCACCGCAAGCCGGGCAATAATGGTATTCATGTTCCAACTTCACGAAATTGTATCGAATAACAATTCCTGTTTTTGATACAGGTTTCATAGCGATCATTACTCCACCCTCTCTCCGTACTCGATCACATATTCATACTGCGTTGTCTTTCTAGTTTCACTGCTTGGAATCTCTTTTCTTACGATCTGAACCGCATATCCTGCTTTCGCCAGCATTGAAACCATCTGCAGTCTGTCTTCTTCATTCCACTGTACCGAGCCTTTACGAATGCTCCTTATGATCTGCTTAGCCATTACCCGCACTTCCTTTCTGTCTTTTCTTCCCGTTCTTTCATCAACTTCTCAAACGCAGCTACGAAAGCTTTAACCGATGCCGGCATCCCACAGTTGTGGCTTCCCCTGCACTGGATCACGCGACCATTGTTATATTCCATTGTGAAATATGGTGTATCAGGTTCTTCCACTCTGCGCACAAAGAAGATGTGTGTCTGCCCTTTGGCCACTCGGTCAACGTAAGTTCCAACGCAATGGTGAAGGGCAGCTCCTTCATTCTTGATTTCCTGTGCATCTCTTGGCACTCTCAATATCAATCCTTTTCCTTTTATCAGGAAAGCGTTATCTATGCCGGCATTCTCTTTGAGCATTTCCTCCAGAAGTTTTTTCATGGCCTCAGCCTCTCGCTTTATCCGTTCTTCTTCCCGGCGTTTCTTTTCTGCGGCCTTTTTATCTTGTACTGCCTGATATTCCGCAGCTGTCCTGTCATGAACTTTTTTGAAATTCTTCGGGAAATAGAAGAACATATTGGTGAGGTCATATTTCAGCTCTTTGCACCAGCTCAGATAATCAAGCCAGTCTTTAGCACAGTTTTGTAGGCGCTCTTCCCGGATATCCGGTCTTTCTTTATACTGCATATAAGAATATCGCCAGCAATGGCCATTCTCCCCTACACGATAATCAGCTCCTTCGCGTTCAATATATCTGCAGATTTTATGAATAGTTGACTTCCTGTTCTCTTTCCGTATCAGCGTTGTATTGCATCCAAAGAGTTTATAGAACCGTTCCAATTCTTCCGCTTTCAGGTTGTATCCGGAGCTTTGCGTTTCCTGCAATAGCCTCAATTCATCAATGTTCCCATCAATAGACTGCAGGATTCGTGTGTTCTCCTTCGTGAGCCCGAGTATTTCAAATATTGTTTTTCCGTTTTTTCTGAGTCCCCTGATTCCATTCCGGCTATTATATTCAAATGCCCCGTCATGAATCTTATTGATCAGATGCGCGGCCAGTTTATACAGACCCATTTTTATAAACCATTCAAGCTGTGGAAACTCCTGATATCTGTAAATAGCATTGGCATAATGTATCTGTTCGCTCGGTCTATTCTCTGACAAAATCTCCAGTGCTGAATATTTCATTGGAGTATCTTTCCATGCTTCCGGCAGGTTTCCCGGATATAAGGCGCAGTATGACCTTTCTCTGTACCCTTCATCTGTACACCACCGCACAATACCAGTCTGTTTATACTCTCTGTATTCATAACTGCTGGTGCATGGCGTTCCGTTCGGTGCAAATTTGTAAAACGTCCTTACGATTTCAAGCAGACTGTCATTCGTTTTTCCATCCTGTTTCACCTCTCTATGGACCGAGAAATATCGCCACAGAAACCCCTCTTCTCTTGGTTCAATGAATGAAACTATCCTTTTGTCCCATATATGTGCCGGCATCCGTCCCCTGGCCTTGATAGTGACCTGGCTTCCGCAAAGGGGGCATGTCCCTTTTTCATTATTTCTCAATCGAATTTTTGTTCTGTCTATCAGTGTCACCCCATTGCAATGAGTGCAATGCACCAGAGCCTCATTCTTTGATCTTGTTGAGTAAACCAGATATCTGCTGAATGACATCACTTTTTCCGATACCCATTTCTTGAAGTCTTCCGGAATTTCCTTGACTGTTCCCATGACTGTATCAATAGGATTTGTCTCCTTGGCATGTTTTTCATCCAGTCGCCGCTGTTTGACCATGTCCTGAAAACGTGTCACAGCTGTCCAGTCTTTAACATCTTTTTCTGTACTCCATTCTTTGAAAAATCCACGCATACGATCAATGTCTGCATCCGTCCAGAAAAACATGTTCGGGGTATATCTGTTCCCCTTATCTCTATCCCAGTGATATTCATACAGGTGAATACATTCCATCCGATCAAAAGCTGCAGTCAGCCATTTCACCCTTTCAGCAGTCAGATCCTGTGATATGTAATCATTCTTGGAAAAAAATGTTCTTAACTGAGCGCTCTTTTCTCCTTTCTTCAGTTTATCAATGGGATAGAATGTCATCATCAAAAGATCTTTTTCTATGTCTCTTGTTGTAACAATATGCGTGCCCGCAGCTCTTTCGGCAAACCTGACCATTTCGTCTGTGGCTTCTTCTCTTGGAATCTGTGCTAATTTTCTCTTTTCCATGTGGCGGCCTCCTATAGAAGATCGAACAGTGACATCTGACCGTTCAGGCCGCTGCTTTTTGTACTTGTTTTTTCAGTTTTCTGCTGCTTGGAAGCAGCATCTTTTTTCTCTGGCTTTTCAGAAACCTTGGAATCATCCTTTGTTTCCTGAATGTCTTTCTTGATTTCTGTGACTTTTTTAGCTGGTGCTTCTGTCTTTTTTGTTGTCGCAGGCTTTTTGCCTTTTTCCTTTTTGGCGGTTTCCGGTTTTTCATACTTGTGGTAATAATCCTCGGCCCATTCATACACAACTCGGTCTTCAACTGCTGTACTTCTGCCATTCGACTGCTTCCTAGCCTGTTCGACAATATAGTTAAAGCACTTGTTCCAGGTCTTTCCCTCCTGCATCACATCTTCAGCAAGCCCCTGATCCTCTTCGCATCTTTTCAACAGATAAGCAATGATCGACTCAGCAAAATTCTTCTGGGTTGCTTTTTTCTTTTCAGCTTCCAGTTTTTCTTTAGCCTTCTGCTTTACCGGCTTTGCATTCTCAATTTCTGCAGCTCTAATTTCCTCTTCTGTTGGATCCGCCATTCCTGTAAGAATCTCAGCAAGTGAAGCTTTCCCCAAATACACAGTATCCTCTGCTTTCACTTCATTGCCGCTCTCGTCCTCTAATTTGCTCTCTGGCAGTTCTGTTTCATCCTGCCCTATCGTTTTACTGTCCACGCCCGTTTCCGTCTCTAAACGGGCGATTTCAAGCTTCTTCTCAGCATCCTGTTTTAATTGTTCTGACATCTATGTTCTCCTTTCATCGTTTCAGCAGTTGTCTCTCATACTCTGCAAAATCATAATCTCTCTGGTGAAAATTATTAAAGCGGTTTTGAGAAACAGGTTTTGACTTATCCGGCACGCGAGGTGCCTTATCCTGCTCTCTGGATATCCAACTTGTAATAAATCGTTTGATTCCCCTCGGAGTCTTTTTGTTTCTGGGGTTAGAATCAAGCCATCCACGCATATTACGCAATGCCTGTTCAACATCAACTGCCGGATATAATTCTTTAAGCTCTTTGACATATTCTTTTGTCACCAGGTAATCATCCCCATTGATCAACGGCAGTTTGATAAATACATCTGCCTGAGCCGGCTCTGTCTCTACCTTCAACTCAGCCTTTGAACAGGATGGCTCTATCTCCACCTTCGTCCTGTTCTCCGCAACTGGCTCTATCTCCACTTTCGGTTGCGGCTGTCCGGAGTTCACCTCCGGGCAAATGTATTTATTCTCTATCTCTTTATCTTTATCCATCTCTTTCTCTTTCTCTTTCTCTACGTCACTGAGGTGTAACTGTTGCGTCACACCAATGTCACATTGTGACGTTTTTTTATCTCTAAGACGTCTCATTCTTTCAGCACTTGCGCTTTCAGATCCCACCATTCTGGAACACTCTGTAAGCTCATATTCGCTTTCGTCTATCAGTTGCAGGAGTCCCTGAGCCATAAGAAACTGGACTGTGACTTTTACGTTTTCCTCTTCTTCATCAAGTTCAAGTGCAATCTCTTCTGTAAAATTCTCTTCTACTCCATCGAAGAAGAGTTTTCCCTCATTTTTCAGAGATACCAGCAACATCTTGAGATAGATAATTGTGTATGTATCGCCTCCGGCAATTCTGCGGAGTTTTTTGATCGGCTTCTGCCGGAAGAAATCATCCGGCAGCTTAAGCCAATAGTATCTTTTTCCCATATACGCCTCCTTAGTAAATGACCTTAGAGCCGTCTTCTGTTTTAATTACGGTTACAGACTGATTGAATCGAGCTTTCATAGCATCATCATGGGTTATTGCCATAATTTTCACATCTGGATACCTCTGTCTGATTGTTTCCAGAGCATCTACATAGGCCTGAGTCCCATCATCGTCGAGAAATGGAGGTTCGTCTATAAACAGCATTCCGAGCTGGATACCTGCGGACGTTGCTTTAATCTCAGACAATGCAAGGATAATAGCAAGTGAAGCCTTTACCTTTTCCCCTCCGGATTTCGAAGCATATGGGAGAGTTGTCTTTCCGTACTCATTGATCAGTACGTCCAGGGTAGCTCTGTCACCGTCTTTACCTTTAACGGTACGTTCCATCACAAATTCCACTCCCATAGTTCCGCCTGTCATAGATCCAAGGATATTGTTTGCAGTATCAGTAATGTGAGGAATAATATTTCGGATAATCTGATGCGGAACGCCATCCTGTGAAAATGCCTGTTTCAAAGCCTCGTAGCAATCAGCTTTCTCAGCTGCAACAGCAATACCTTTATTCAAAAGAGCTATTTCAGAACGCATTGCCTCAACATCTTCAACTCTCTGTGTCAGTACGCCTTTTTGGATCTGCGCTTTTTCCAGAGTTTCTTTTGCAGATTTTAATCTTCTCTCAACTTCTTCAAGAGCCTCACTGCCTTCAATATCTTTTCTTAGTTCTTTCAGTTCTATTTCCGCTTCACGAAGATTGTTATATAAAACAAGTTCGTTGGCATCTTCCTTGCTCCGCTCCTGATATAATTCAGTAAGTCTCTTATCAATATGCTGCTTTCTCTCTTCATACACCGGAAGTTCCTTTTCCTGCTCCGCGAAATGTGCTACTGAATTTCTTTTACATACAGCATCATCATGCTTAATAACGGAATCAGATAACGCATCAACAATATCAGTTGCTTTCTGGGCCTTTATATTGAGCTCTAAGAGGCTTTCTTCACACTGCCCTATTGTTTTACTGTTGGTGTCATTTTCTGTCTCTAAACGGGCGATTTCAAGTTTCTTTTTCTCGGCATCCTTTTTCAAGTTTTCATATTTCACAAGCGTACTTGCTTTTACTGTCAAAAGATCTAATTTTTCAGCATCATATCCGATAATACAAATTTCATCCTGTTTTTTGGATATTTCTTCGTCTCGTTTGGTCCTCAATGCTGCTATTTCTTCCTCGCATTTTTCCAGATGGTCTGCTTCTTCTGGTAAACTCTTTACATCATCGATTGCTTTTGCGAGAAACCTGCAGCTTGCTCCATCTATATCAGGGCAACCGGAATTCTTCATAAATTCCTCCTGCTGTCTTATCTCGGAAATTCTGTCCAAACGATATTTCCGCCTGTTCTCTGCTTCTGATATACGCTGAGAATACGTTGCTCTTATCTGTTGCAGTTCCTGCTCCGCAACAGAAGTCAGATATCTTTTTTCCTGTAATTTCTCGCATTGTGTCCTCACCTGAGCCAGCTCCGTCAGTTTTTCTTCCAAATTATCCGGAAGTTCTGCTTTAAGCTGTTCAATAAGATTCGCAATGTCGTTATTTCGACGCTTTGCATCGTTTATGATATTCTGGCAATTCTGGATGTCAGCATTATACCCGGCAAGATTTCTTTTTGCGTTGTCATGATTAAGAACGTCTTTCTCCAGCTCTATAATCTGTTCGGACAACTGTTTATATTCGGCGGCTTTTTTTCTGACCTCATTCGCTGATTCCAATGCGACATTACAGTTTTCTAAAATCTGCGTCTTACTTGAGATTTCATCTGAAATGGAGCTGCGTCTCTTATGACAATCATCCAATTCTTCCGAAGCTTTGCGGCACTCCTGCTCTGCTTTTGCAATCTGAGCATGTTTATTCAGTAACTGTCCTTGAGTATCGCTTAAATCCTCAATCTCTTTATTAAGCTGATGAATATCTTCCTCTGCTTTCTGCAATTCAGATTCCGGATCTCCTTTGGATTTGATAAAATCCGTTTTGATTCGGACAGCTTCTTTTTTCGAAGCCAGCTCTTTTCTCTGTTCGGAGAATTTCTTTTTTGAATCCAGTTCCATAACTCCATAGATTCCAAGACCAAGCAGTTTCGCAAGTATTGTCATACGTTCGTCCTTTTTAGCCTGCAAGAATAATCCGTACTGATCCTGCATGATTAAAGCGCAACTTCGGAATGTCATGCTGTCCATACCGAGAAGCTTCTCTATCTCTGCCTGAGTATCAGCAATTCGCTCCTTTGAAATGTTTCGCCATTCATTTTCTTCATACTGAGATAGGTTCAACGTCGGTTTTCCTGACTTAGTTCTGGTACGTACGACCCTGAATCTCTTATCTCCAATGTCAAATACAAATTCTATAGAACCGCTTCTTGCATCTTCTGTACCGCGGATCCACGCCTTGTTGTCTCCCTCTCGAGTTTCTTCAAACAGGCAGTCAACAATCGCATCCATGAATAAGCTGCTCTTTCCTGCTCCATTTACACCGTTGATTGTACAGAAAGATATATC